ATAACAAAGGGCGGGGAATATTCGTTCCCAACCCAGAGTACACAGTGGCCACTAGCCCCCATGTGTGGCAGATGACGGAAATGGTCAAGAAGATTTGGCACAAGGGATACCACGTCACATACTCATCCGGCATGACTGCTGAGGATCTTGGCACGTGGTTTGGGGACGCGGTCGAGGCGATGGGACCAGGGTGTGCGGCCCTCGTGAACGATTTTTCCGCCTACGAGGCGAATATCTCCGAGGACCACATCGAAATGGAGGCCAAGTTCTATGAGCACTTGGGCATGGACGAGGCCGGCCAGAGGCTCGTCCGCATGCAGGGACGGTTGACGGTGCTAGACAAGCGCAACAGGGCCTACAATATGACCAGGGCCGGTGGCAGAGCGAGTGGTGTCCCCAACACGTCAGTGGGGAATTCCACTCTCAATGTGCTGGCCCACGTCGGTTTGTTGGCCCGTGTTGGACTTGATTCGAAGGACTACTCCCGGCACATGCGCATGCTGGTGCTAGGCGACGACATGTTGGCTATAATATCCTCGAAGCTTCTCAAGCTTCTCGAGGGAGTCGACATAGATGCCCATTTTGCCCGGTACCACAGCTTCAAGGCTAAGAGCTCGGTCCACGCCATCGAGGACACAACCACCTGCGACTATTGCAGCGGTGTCTTTTATCGAACTGCCGATGGTTGGATGTGGACTCTGAAGACTGGGCGCATCCTCGCCAAGACCCTGTCCACCGACTGTCGCCTCAAGAACCAGTCCGGCACCCTTAAAGGCATGATCCAAGGCCTCTGCCACTACCGCACCTCGTGGGGCCTGGGAGTCATACTCCAGGCCCTGTGGAAGAAAGTGGAGAACGCCAAGGCCGTGGCACCGCGCAACACGATCGCCCAGATGTACCAGCCCACCCCCATATTCAGCGCCAAGGCTGTCGTTAAGCCGTGGGTTGACGAGTCCACTGTTGCTCGGGAGGCACACCGCTATGACATGTCAGAGGCGGACTATAGGCAAGGCGTATTGGCCATTGCCCGCGCAATCAAGACGTCCAAGGGCTTTCCCCTGGTGCTCCCGACAAGCCCATGGCTGTCGGCGGTGCTGGAGAGAGATATTTCACTGGAAGACTGGGATGAGTGCTCCAACCGGGCTGATCTCACGGTCGCTGACCGCCGCACCCTCATCGCAAAGATGCTGGGCGGTCGCGACTTGGGGACCGGCTCATAGGGCTTTGGGACGGGTTGGCCGGCATACCTCTGGTGCCGGGGTAGGCAATTCAATTGCCCGCTGATGGCTCGCGCCCAACCCGAAGTCCTGATACCTGACCGGCGGCTTACTGAAGCAGGAAACCGCTGGCTCACGCAAGCACTCGACCCATTCCATGACTTTACTCTTCG